TCTGGACTGTCAGAACTGTCAAGATTTGCTCCTTTTTCCATAGAGCTCCAACAACGCCGAGCAGTAACACCCGGCCAGCACTCATCTTATCTTTCGTTGTGTTCTCAATCTTCTTGATATTATCATAACGAATGTTCAGGTTCAACTCGGGAATTTCAAGGCAAGCCTCACATACTTTGATTTTTACATCTCGCTTTTTCGGGTAAGCCGGATGGCCACCCAAGTACTGCCCTTTAAACTCGGTTTTCTCCTTTTTTCCAAATAATGGCACGTTTTTCACCTCCCCCTAAACGTCTGAAAGCTTCCAACCCTGCTTCCGCTTCTTCATTATGATTTCTTTAACGTCACGGTGCTCTAGTGCAAACTTGATATGTTCACAATTGCTTGTTTCATCTAGATTACAGCGGATCCCGGAAGGCTTGAACGTTATATCTGCGACCCTCCCGAGTTTCCGGTCGTGGATTTTGCAACCCTCATTGTCGCAGTTAATCTTTTCCATTCGCGGCACCTCTTGTTCCTGACTTCTTAATTCCTCTAGTCTTCTGCGGCTCGAATCCTCCAGAAACTGCGCAAGACTCCGGTATCCGAGTTCCAGGTGCGCTTTTATGTAATCTTCGATTGCGTCAGCTAACTCGGTTTTCATGCTGATATTTCTATAGGATGGTTTTTCAGTCAACTATCTCGTCCAATAAACTAGAGCATGTTTGCATTATAAATGCCTTATTCTCATCATGTAAAGTTAACGCATTTTTGCTCTAAAGTGTTATATAGAACCTCACATGGAAGGAGAAGTTCATTTAAGAATAGAGCAATATTGAAGGAGGTTTAGGCGTGGAATCTAGGGAGAAGAGGTTCAGAAATGTGAGTCTCATGGCTTCGCTTGTTGATGAAATTCAGGAGAAGCATGTGAGGCCTAATGGACCGTACAGGAGCAATGCCGAGTTTGTCGCCGAAGCAGCAAGGCTTCGTCTAGAGGCATTGAAGAGGAGGGCTCCAATTGTCAGGGATAGATGATCATAGTCCTGCTGCTCTTTTGCACGAGCTCGCTGTTGCGGTTCGGAAATTGTTTAAAGAATCTCGTAACGAATTGCCGGAGCCTGATTGAGCTTGTTGGAACGTGTCATGAAAGTCACCGATATCGGTTTGAGAGGGAAAGACAAGACTCCGACAGTTGTTCTAGTGTCTGCCGAAGGCGAGAAGCTTCTTTTGAAGCTGGAAGTGATGCAGCAACTCGACGCGTTTGAACTTGACTCAGAATTTGATGTCAAGATCTCTTACGGAGGTCAGACTAAACTTGACAGCAGCGGTTCAAGAAAGTAACCCTAAGCCATCTGACCTTGTCATGGTCAACTGGCGCGAAATTGAATGCGACGACACTTTACGCGAGTTCAAACAGGTCCTCCGGTTTGACTTAGTTGACCGGGACGGCGAGCCCTTACGAGTTCAGTTGCTTCTCGATCGGAGGCACAAGTTGAACAGGGCAATGAGTAAACCTGTTGCTTATTTTCGCATGACAAGTACGCAGCAGCTTCTGAATTTGGCAAATACAGCGTTGGCAGCTGCTATGACGTTGGCTTATAGTGAGCAGCGTATTTTGGAGCCGTCTCAGGATCAGATTCGGGATGTTTTGAAGGCTCATTGGCAGATGGCGCAGCCGGATGTGATTGTGGGAGTGGATGTTATGCTTCGAGAGTTGAGGCTTCACCGGATGACTCAGGAGAGATTATAGGTGAGTCATCGACCGCGTCATCATGTTGCTCCGGATTTTAGATTGTGTGAGCTTCTTGAAAACGGTGAGTGGATTCCAGTTGTGAAAAAGAAGAGGACAGAGGATCACCGAAAACTCGATGTCCTGCAAGAAAGTTTCTCAAGTATGGGTCTAATGGAAAAGAAAGACTACGATGTCCGAGTGTTCTGCCCTCAATGCAAAGGCGGCGACAACATAATTTGGAAAGGCGGATTAATTGACTGGGGTCTCGAAATGTCTGGACCGGCTAACAAACCTGTCCCTGAGTGGGCCCAATATGCCAAACGTCATGAAGTAACTCATGGTCACACTGTCATGGTTGAATATCCCGACAGAATTGTCCGTCTGTTCAATCCTTTGAAGCGCACAATAGGGGGCCCTTGATGCGGTTGCCGAGATTTTTCAGAGTGCTTCTGTCTCCGGTCCTGGTTTGTTTCGGAGTCCTTGGCATCATAATGGTCATTGTCGGCGCACGCAAAAAGGAGGCTTCACATGAAACCTCCGATTAATTGCCCCCTAGAAAACGTGCAAGAATGTCCATGTAAGGAACTAGAACATTGCCCTTTGAATCACAAGGAGGCTCCAGATGACACTAGGTAAGATTGACAAGGAGTCTCGGGGTCTTTTGAAGTGGCTGAATCGTGTCGAGCGCGACATCGAAGATCTGGACTTGGATCTGCAGATCCGGAAGATTACAGTGGAGGCGCCGGCTTAATGGTTTATTCCAGAGTTTTTGAAGCTTCCAAGAGATGGCTTTCAACGATCTTATTGCGAGGCTACTCTGGAGCATGTTGCCGGTGCAACATACGTTTTCGATTGGGCGACAAAGTGATCAGTCGTAATAAACGGGACATTCTTCACCGTTCGCAACGTCACTATCATAAGGCTTGTTGGGAGGCTATATTCATTTGATCAGTTTAGATCAGTTGAAGTTGCGTTTTCCAGTGAAGAATGTTCCGCCTCATGGTGAGTGCATTGTTGTTCCGGGAGACCAGTTTGATCCTGATTGGGAAGCATTCCTCGATGAGCAAGGTTATGGCTGCGTTTTCACGGATTTCGGGGAGAAACCCGTTACCTTGGTTCTTACGATTAAACGTCACGGAAAATCTGAGAGAACGGTCTACGAGCCCAGGACTGAGAAAAAGGAGCCTCCAACGCCTGAGGCGACAAGAAAGGGCCGCTCAAACCTCTCTGCTATGAAAGGCCCGCAATGGGGTCTAAAAGACGAGCAGCGGTTAATCAGCCGGATCAACGAGTTGAAAGGCAGCCTTGAAGAAAAATGCAGAGCCCTCACGAAAGAGTTTCAGGAACGGAGTCCTAACGCTATCTTGCAGAAGTACCGCAAACTTGTGAAGGCAGGCCTACCTCGCCCAGGGAAGAGGGGACGACCAAAGAAAGTCTTGAGCGTTCCGGGGCTGCAGAAGGGTCTGGAGAATGTTTGTCCGGATTGCGGTTTGCCTAAGGATCTCTGTTGCTGCGACGAAGAGAAGAAGCATAGTCTAAGAGAAGAACTCCGGCCTCGCTTCAACTGGCCTGAAGAGCCGAAAAAGAAAGAGAACCTCCGAAGGGAGATTCGAACTCATGAAGAGCAAATCGAGAAAGGCCTGAGAGGTCATGCTCAAAAGACTCCCATAAAAGCCGGGGCACCTGGATTAATCTATTTTGAGACGTACTGTCGGAAATGCCAGACAGGGCGAGGGATTGAGGATGTTGCTGTTTGGCGTGTGTGCCCGGTCTGCCTGGAGCCTCTGATTGTTTGGAATGTTCAGGAGACTTCTTCTTGAACAAATGCCCGAAATGCGGTTATCAAGATTCTCCGTATTGGCGTTCTCACCGATTTGTTCCAGATGTTGACTATTCTTCATTTGAAGATATCATCACTGAATATCCATTGCTAAACGGTATGATTCCCGGCGAAGAGAGATCAGATGCAGACTGTTATTACTATCGCGGCAAGAAACCATCAAGTAGGCACTTGATTTTCAGATACCCCAAGTTCCTAGGGCCGATGTGGTACAAGAAGAGTCACCATATAACTGAACACCATGTACCTCGACGTCCGCCGTTGCCTGGGCAGAAAATTCTAGTTGCTGCACCAATTCCGGAGGCTTCTGTTTGAAGTTGCTGGACCTTTGTTGTGGGTTAGGCGGATGGAGCATAGGTTTCTACAGGGCAGGGTTTGACTGTACTGGAGTGGACATTCTTGACATTGGGTATCCGTACAAGCTTGTGATGAAGGACCTTAAAGATTATCATCCTAGTGAAGCTTTTGACGTTGTTACTGCATCTCCTCCATGCACCGAATTTAGCACGTTAACTCGTCTCGCAGTTGCCAGACACCAGCGTAAGCCTCCGGATCCTGCTAAAGGCTTGGAACTTGTCAAAGAATGCATTAGGATAATTCGAGAAGTGAACCCGAAGTTTTGGATACTAGAAAATGTCTACGGTTCACTGCAACATATTGAACCATTGCTAGGACCGCCTGCGATAATCATCAAGCCTTGGTACTTATGGGGAAAACTGCCATCATTTCTTTTTCCACAATCAAACTTTCCGTCAAAAACAGATTCCCCCGTGGGCTCAATTCGATGTAAAGCCCATGATGTCTTGAACTCAGTCTTCGCATTTAACGCATTACGGTCATTTTTCAGGGCGAAGATTCCTCTTCCCCTCTCAATCCCTATTGCGCGCGCATGTCGAGACGAATTGGTAAAAGAGTCTCATCTCTTGGAGGTTGAACAATGAAGTTACGTCTCTCCCCAGAATTTGCCATCGACACGGATGATTACAAGCGTGAAGGCTTACGCTTCAGTATATTAGCTATGAGTGGTCACGGCAAGAGCAACGCCGCAGCGGACCTCGTTGAAGACGTCTTGGATAATCATGCGCAAGTAATTATCATTGAGCCTATTCCTGAGTGGCACACGTTGAAAGCCCGGTACAATAACGTGGTCGTTGTCGGTGGGCCTTATCAGGATCTCCCGCTTGAGCCTGCGTTTGCACATGAATATGTCAAAGCTGCTTTGGAGAAAGGCATCAGCCTCGTCGTCAACGTGAGCGACATCGAAGATGAAGGAGAGCAGATCAAGTTTGTCTCTACGTTTTTGTGGAATCTTTATCGCCTCGAGCAGAAGTACAGGCGCGTGCTCTTCCTGGTGTTGGAAGAGGCAGATACTTGGGCGCCGCAAATGTGGGACCAAGTCACCAAGCAGTCTCTGTCTCGAGTGAGCCTTATCGCAAAACACGGCCGTAAGATCGGCATTTTTCCAATTCTCATTAGCCAGCGTCCTGCAGATCTCCACAAGAGCCCACTAAGCCAGTGCAACATCAATTTGTTCGGCAAGTTCACGAGTCCTGCAGACTTGGATCCTAGAACCGGTCTCATGTTTCTCGTGAAAAAACAGCACCTGGACATTAGTGAAGAGCAGATTATGAAGTTGCCTACGGGCTCGTTTGTCGTCAGTCACAAGGGCGGCGTCGACACAGTTGCAGTTCGAAAGCGATTGTGTCCTCACGGCGCCGACACACCATTGATTGAGCCGAAGCCTTTCACTGCGGATCTGTCGCGAGCCCTGGGAGGTCTTCAGGAAGAGATTGCGAAGGCTGTTGCTGCTAAGAAAGAGGAAGAGTCAACTGTCAAACGCCTCGAGCACCAAGTCGAAGATCTCAAGAAGCGGAATGTGCAACTCGAGGAGAAGGCGAACATTAAGCTTTCAGTCAAGGAGATGATGGAAGGAGGTTCATCAGCGGCTGCATCGGTGAATACATCAGTCAAGGACAAGGCAGAATTTGAACGCCTGGAGAAGAAAATTCATGAATTGACCGAGTCAGATGCTAAACTTGCAGATGCCCTTGAAGTGAAGAACAAGGAACTAAAAGGAGCCACTGCCCTCCGAGAAGCGCTAGTGGGGTTTTTGTTTCCGGACGGCTTACCGATGCGTAATGCATCAGAAGTAGGAGTCATGACTCCTAGTGGTTCTGCCGTGGGCTTGCAGCGTAATGTCACTGTTGTTGATGTGGCTTCTGCTGAGAAATTTGTCACTATTAATACTGAAAACATGCGTGGCAAGGTCCTTGCAGTTGCGAAGAAAGGCAAGTTGGAGACTTGGCGGCAGCTGGGCGAGATTGTGAAAGCTGTTGAAGAGGAGCATTGGAGTGCAACGCCTCAAGAAGTCAATAATGCGCTTAATGATCTAGCGAAAGAGGATCTGATTGCTAAGAAACATTCCGACCGCAATTACTACTGTCTTGCGCAGGGCGTGAAATTCAAAGGGGGCTCATAGTGGCCTATATCGGTGTTTTGGTCTGCAATAGCCAGAAAGTGTTGGACCACAAACTACGCGATGGAAAGAAGAGCGAAGGTGCATATTGTTACTGGGCAATGTCTCGATTTCCAAAACGATTGCTTGACATAGCATTTCCAGAGACAACAGGCGTTGTGTCCGAGTCTGCCAAGGCTCCTGGCTTCGGCTGGTATGATGAAGATGACATAGATTTCCCTGACAATGTTGAAGTTCGACTCTATTTTGCGGTCAAAGGTCGAGTCTTGGGGTATTTCGTGTGCAAGGCAATGGGTGAACGTGATCGAAAGTATGAATTACGTTTTCATAGCGAATCGTGGACTTGGATAAAATCTGTAGGAATTAAGCCGAGCCAAGGGTTCAGATATTTCAAGGAGGGCTCCTGATGGTTGAAAAGACGTTGGATGTGAAGAAAGGTTCTCCGGAGTTCAAGTCTACTCAAGCGGAATATCTCAAACTGTTCTTTGAAGCCAAATCTGGGGAATATTTGAAGAGAGGAGAATCTTCTTTCGGAGAGAATAAAGGCAAATTCTTGGGCGCCACAACGCAGAAAATCTTAGACGCAAAATTACCTATGCCTTTTGGTTGTCCGGTTCTATTCATTCAGCCATGTTATGATAATGCTCAAGGAAGAGAACCTGACCAGTTCAATAAGGTCACAGGTGTGATCTGGTTTTGTGGCGTGAACGGTTGCATCTGCGTCTGCTGCAGGGAGGATTTCAAAGAAGAATATCCACAATATTGTCCCAAATTTGAGATGGACGATTGTACTGTCCATCAAGGAGATTGCGATGCTTGTCCAAGCAAATACAACTGTCATCCTGAGTTTGAGGATGGTCCTGAAGACTGGGAAGTCGAAGAATGGGACGGTGGCTTTTGAAAGTGGTCTTGACACTAGAAGAGGCTCAGCAACTGGCCGCAAAGATCCTCCAGACGATCGATCCCCTCTGTGAGCGAACGGCGATTGTCGGGTCTGTGAGACGTCGACGGCCGGAAGTTCATGACATCGACATCGTGGTCATCCCGAAGCCGTTCATGTGGGGTCGCATTCCGATTTTGATGAAAAGCGAACTCTATGCCAAACCGGGCATCGGAGGCCCGGAGCTTATTCGCATGTACGTTCCTTTCGCTGGCTCGCCAGACGGACAGGCTCAAGTTGACTTTTACGCGGCGACAGTTCAGACGTGGGGAGTCCTTCTCTTGATTAGGACTGGAAGCACAGATCACAACGTCCGCCTCTGCACTCACGCAAAAGCTCTCGGCATGATGCTAAGCGCTGCTCGAGGAGTGATTGAGAACGGAAGCGTAATAGCGAGTAAGACGGAGGAGGAGATCTTCAAGGCTCTCGTCCTGGAGTATGTTCGACCGGAAGACCGGGAGGTCTGAGGAGGATCTTTATGAAATCGGACTGTCCAACCTGTAGGCAAGTATTCATAAACACTGCCGAGATCGCTCGTCACCGCAAGAAATATCCGAGCCACTTTAAGGTAACACCGGCTTGGGTCGAGGAGGCGAGGAGGGCTCAGAATGAAAATCTATACTGACAAACAAGTGGACATTATTCTCGGCGAGCTCCTGGAATTGGAGAAGCTTGTGAATCAAGACAGTTACGTTGTCGCTGAACACGTCCGACTCAAGACCACGGAACGTATCAAACAGATCCGAGAGGTTCTCCTGCAAGCCGAAGTTGTCAACATCCAGGTTCAGACTCCTTAAGGAAGAGGCTTGGAATACATGAGTTGGGCTGATATCCTTGTTGAGAAGGCGAAGAAACGGATTGCTGATGAAGATCGATTGATCAAGGAAACGTATTGTCCTGAGTTTCAGAAGTTTGCGAAGGAAACGAATCTGTTCTTCAGTTTCGGCGATATCGCGCATTTCATTCGGGTTGCCGTGAACTACAGTGTTTTCATGCGGAACAACGGTGGAGGCGCTGGCATTGCCTGTTTTGAAGATCTAATCAAGCGGTTAAGACTCTATCTCATTGCTGAACTCAAGTTTGTAGTTGAAGGGAAAGAACCGTATCAGCATGATAGAGGGCTCGGTTGGAATTTCATTAATGATTTTGAAGATCAATTCAAGATTCTAGATAGGCTGGACGAGGAGCTCGCTGAGATTCGGAAGAAGGAAGGCGGCTTCTACCAGTAAGGGGTTTTCTTCTTTTGCCTGAGCCCTCTCGTCGAAGTACAAATTTTCGCAGTTGGAAGTACAAAGTAAAATTTGACTTCAGTACTGTTCGCACTCGAGTAATCCCTATCCTCAAGCGGGTTGAGGTCGAAGACTACCCTGCGAAGATTGGTCGTATCTACGGTTGGAGTAGGCAGCATGTTACATACTACATCAAGAAGCTGGAAAAATGTGGGTTAATCAAACGGAAAGTGCGGAGTCGAGCAGTCTTCTATCAGCTGACAGGTCGAGGTAAAACTTTTCTCGCATCATGTGAGGACGTGGTGTTTGGTAGTGGTGTGTATCGGCTTGACAGGTGTCAGGTGCGTTTTGAGATTGTGGCTGAGGGTTGTTTGCCTGCTGATTTTAGGAGGGTTGAGATGGTGAATTGGACTGCTTTGTTAGGGCTGGAGATGGGTGTGCATGTGAGGCATACTACGCGAAGTTGGATTGTGCATGTAGAGACGCTTTACGGGAAGCATCCTGGTGAGTTGTTTGTTTTGGCGAAGAATCTTGCTGATCGTGTTGCTAAGAGTTTGATGATGAAGTATGGTTGCAGGTTGAGTGATGGTGAGATTTGTCGTGGTTATGAGTTGAAGGTTGATGATCCAGTTGCGAAGTTGTTGAGTCCTTATTTTTGTGTGAGTACGCCGGAGAGGAAGATTGATCACAGTCCAGGAGTTAGCCAGGGTGAGCTTGAGCATCTTAGTCGGGACGCTGCTATTGAGTATTTGTTGATGCCGGAGCGGGTGAAGAAGCTGGAGGGTCAGGTTCAAGCGTTGCATGTGGATTTGGAGGAGCTCACTGGGGCATTGAAGAGAGTTGTTCCTCTGGAGAACGTGTCTCAAGCGGGTCCTGAACAGAGGAGGCTGCTTGATTATGTCGCTTGAAGACCGTTCAAACGGGTTTTTCGAGCCCTATGTAAGGCATGGGAAAAGACCATTGTTTTCAAGACGACCTCACACGAGCCCTATGGATGTAGATCAAACAGGCCTAACCTTCGAACATGTTGATGTTGGTGTTATCCATGAGTGAACAGACTGAGCAACCTTCTGGCCCTAATGGTGTGCAACATCATAGAAAAGGGCGTACAAAAGAGGAGAAAATCGGTCGTCTCAAATATACTCTGGAAATTCTGAAAGACGTCAAGAAAGAGATTCGTGAACTTAGAGACATGCAACGTGTAATCCTTAACGGTTTGAAGGGCGCCGGCTACTTTCATTTTGACACTCCGTTGATACAGAAACTTGCTTGCGTAGATCAAGTGGACTTGGAGATCCTCCAGCGTGTTTTCGAAGTTGGACGAGGCGGCATCTTTCCGAAAGACGTCGCTGCGGCATTGCCTGAATATCATCTTCATCATTGGCATGTGAGCAGAAGGATCCTTCGGATGAATAAACGGTTGAGACTTGAGACTGGTGAAGACTTGTTTGAGAAACGAGGGCACAAGTGGGCTCTTACAAACTTTGGGCTTGAGACATGGGGTAACGGTGAAAAGGCGCGATTTGACGTTGATTTGCCTGCATAAAGCTTTTAAAAGGCGAATTGCCCATTATATCAATTAACCAGGTCCAGTCGCCAGTTTCTGTTTCGCCGCGTCCTTTCTTGGTTAACGTGGCGTGAGCGGAGGTTCTAGGTTTTTTGAGGCATAAAAGAAGTGCTGAAAGTATTCTGAGACGGCAGATTCGAGGCTTGATCTTTCAACATAGCTTCCAGGATTCTCTGCGTGCGGAAACTGTTTGTAAATTGTCGCCAGATGATATTCTCGCAAAGTTGGCTGGACCTATTCCTGTTCAAGTCTGTGACGTGCCGGATGTGATGAAGGGCGAGGTTTTGGTTGATTCTCGTGGTCAAGGCAGTTTTCAACGTTGGAAAAAGGACGGGGGCAGTGTGTTTTGGGCGGTAGAACGTCTCGTAAAACGCAGGTAGCCCGTCGTTTTTTCCAGTTGCGCAGGACGTTTGAGCTTGATACTCAACGTTTGCGGAGTAAAGCTGTCAGGGGCCTTGAGGACTTGTTTGATATGGCGTCTGCGTTTGCGAAGGGCATGTACAAGTTTCAATATGCTGATGGTAAAAGAGAGCCTATAACGATGAAGCAGCGCCAGATCTGGGCTCGAATTGCTACTTACGCTGCGCAGGTCATGAATACGATTGCTCAGGGGATTGATGAGCGTCAAATTGACAAGGATATGGCCAAGTTGGAGAAGCTTGTGAATGAAGCAACGGCAAAAAACATTGTTGCGCAACCTAGAAAGGGAGATGGCCAAGAAACGCGACCTTCCTCCGCTCCCGAAGGACAAGGTTGAGTTTTTCGAAAAGATTCTGAAGATCAAACCGTTCCAGTATCAAGCTGAGTGGCTTCAGGATCCAGCACCTCTCAAGGTTGTGCGGTGGCCCAGGCGCGCCGGTAAAACGATGACAATGTCCGGCGATGACCTGTACTTCGGTATGCATAATCCGAACTGCAAGATCATCGTGACTATGCCGAAGTTTCAGCAGATCAAAGAGATCTATTTTCAAGCTTTTCATGAGCACCTTGCGCGGATGGACCGCGAGATTTATGATGCTTACATTGAATGCGAACTTCAGACGATAATTCGCATCAACAATGGTACCATAATTCTTGCAGAGACGCCGGAGCCTTTCACGATTCGCGGCCATGGACCCAGAAAAATCAGTATTGACGAAATCAACTTCATTCGTCAAGATACAGATCTTTGGCTCAGCGCGCTTTTGCCTATGACGCTCACGCAGACTGTTCAGATTAATGTGGCAAGCACGCCCTGGAATAAAGACAGCATCTACTACAAGATGTGTTATGACAAGAGTTTCCGGATTTTCAGCGGCAACATTTTCGAGCGGGATCCTCCCCGGTACTTTTTGACTTGGAAAGAGGTGCTGAAGCCCAACGGACCTTTAGATCCGTACCAAGTTGAAGTGATGCGAGAACAGTATTCTGGTGATCCTTGGCGTTGGAAGCGTGAGATGGAAAGCAGTTTCGTCGACGACGAGACTTCTTTTCTGCCGAGCAGCCTGATAATTCGATGTCAAAATGAGCAACTGGAATTTGCAAAGTTCGAGGATAATCTTGAGGGCGATTTCTTCATTGGCTGGGATCTTGGGCGGGAGAAGGATCATAACGCTGTCGCAGTTGCGCAGAAAGAGATTGACGTTGCCCGTCTGGTTCACTGTAGACAGTTTCCTCTGGGCACGCCTTACGTTACTGTGATGGCTTACATCAAGTCCCTGTGTGATCGCTGGAAAACTGTGAGAGCTGTCTATTATGATCACACTGGAACGAAAGGCATGGATGAAGAGATTAACAAGGTTGGTTTTCCAGGCTTAGTCGGTGTCGATTTCACGTCGCAGTCGAAGCATGGTATGGCTTTGGCCTTGAAAGAGTTCATGATGACGTCGCGTGAAAGCGATAAGTCGCTTCCGGTGCAGGACGCAAGACGTCGGTTTGAGTTGCCTTTCGATCAGGATCTTCAGGCAGAATTGAATGTTGTTCAGTGGGAGCAACATTCGGGAAGTGAGCTTTACAGTTTCAGTCATCCTGAAGGTTCTCATGATGATCGTTTCTGGGCTGTTGCGCTTGCAGTGTCAGCTGTAATAAAGCAGCCTGTTTTGAGAGGGTTTGTGAGTTTCGGCAAGATTGGTGACAAGTAAGAAATGGGATGGCCAAAGCGTAAGAAGCGTGAGCCGCCAAAACCGTTGGGGCTCGTTTCAGTTGAAGGGAAAGGTACTCAATCGTTTCTTATCGCAAGCACTGAAGAAACTTCACTGGCTTCCCAGACTAGAATCCGCGGCAGACTTGAAAACGCGCATCTGATTGAGGCCAATGTTAACCCGACGACAGCTGCGAAAGTGTCTGTGGGCTCTATTTCTGGAGTGAAATATCCTGATGATTTCAACGATTTTCAAGATTATCTGGATTCATACAACTACATTCCCTACGTTGCTCGTGCAGTCGACATCAAACAGTTCATGATTTGGCAAATGGGTTACGATCTAGAAAGCACTGACGAAGGCAGCAAGAAAAGCGTCGATGATTTTCTCACAAAAATCGAAGCAGACACTGTCATCAGAGATGGTTCACTTTACGCGCTTCTCTTCGGCAATATGTACTGGCAGACCAAGAACGATGAGCCTTTCCGGCCTTTGAACCCGATGAGGATGGGAAAGAAACCTGACTCGTCCGGGCAAATAGCAGAATACGTGTATGTACCTGAATTTGGCAAGACTGAACGTTTCAAACCCAAAGAGATCGTGGACCTCAAATTCAACAACGAGCCCTGGGCTCTTTTCGGCGTCGGTTGCTTGCGTCGAGTGTTGCCAACGATCAAAAGCCTTCTGTTCATGGAGGAGAAGTTGCCTTTGATTGCACGGCGCCGTGCAGACCCCCTCCTGTTGATCAATATTGGAAGCGCAGGGAATGTTGTTGACAAACCAACTTATGACCGGATCAAGAACAGTGTCGTAAACCGGAAGCCTGGAGAAGACATCTTTAACGACGGGACAATCACTGGCGTTCAAGAAATCTATCAAAGTGCAAGTGTCGGCGGACGTCAGACTGTTGAGCCTATTCTTGCTCATTTTATGCGGAATCTTGTCGCTGGGTTGGGTGTGCCTGAGCCTGCCCTGGGTTTCGGCGGTACGACGACGATGGCAACAGCTGACTATCAGGAACGGATCCTGGAGGCTGAGATCCGTGATTATCAACGTAAACTTAAGCGGATGCATGAAGCTGATATTTTCTCGCTCATGTCTCCACATAGTCCTGTTAAGCTTGTTTGGAGACCCCTCAAAAATGAGGACAAAGAAGCTTTGAGCAAGATGTTGCAGGGCGAAATTGAGCATGCGATTGTGAGTCCTGGTTGGGCTCGTCAACGTCTCGGCTATCCAGAGGATGCAGGAAAGAACACGGTGATTGATGCTCGTTTTGTTCCTGCTGGAATTGCTGCTGAAATGCAGAGTGAGAGGAAGAAACGGATGGAGCTGTATGATAGACTCTCGAAAGATCTTGAAAAGAGCCGTGGTCCTGGATCTTCTGGCTGAGTCTGATCTTAGCTTCATGTTTGTTACGAGCCCAGATGCTTGTCAGAAATGTCTGCAGTATGACAAGCGGATAATTAGTGATGAAGATGCAGAAGGGACTTTTCAGTATTTGGTGAAGGGTCCTAATGATTGGGTTTGGTATCCGATGGTTCATCCTCACTGCAGATGTTTGCTCATCTTGTTGATGGGAAGGATTTAAGATGCCTAGACATCCTGACTTTGAAAAGATCTATCAAGCCTTCATGTGGCGCTACTGCAAAGGCGAGACTGAATGTGACGAAGGCAAACAGATCTATTATGCCTGGTTGAAGAAACTAGGCCTTGATGACACAAAGCCCTATCAGTATCCTCAGGAGACTCGTGAAAAGTTTTCTTGGATTCAGCCACACATTCAATTCATCAAAGAAGATGACCAGGCAAAATACTTCAAGGTCGAAGCTCTTTTTCCGCTTACAAGCATGAACTGGAACATCTACACGCGAGAAGAACTTGTCCGTGCCTGCAGGACTCTGATTGGCAAGCACACGGATTTGAATCATACAGCAGAGATTTTGCAGGAAGTTCAGATTGTCGACGCTGACTATGAAGATGACACGGTTGAGTGTCTGGATAGAGTTTTGAAGGGAAGCAAAGCTCTGAGCATGCTGGAGAAGGGCGAGATTCTTCAGGTGAGTGTCGAAGCGGATTGTCTTCGTGGATCTGAGTTGACGCCGCAAGGATGGACGTGTCAAGGCCTCGTTTTCACGGGTAAGGCGTACTTGACGAAAGACGTGCTTCCAGGAATGCCTCTTACTCGTATTATGCCGGTTGAGAAACTGGTTGAAAGTTTCAAAGGTGTAACAATGGAAAAGGAAGAAAAAGAAGAGAAACCTGAGAACAAGGAACCGGAACCAGGGGCAGGAAAAGAACCTGATGGAACTACGAGGGATCCTGATGTTGGCGACCATGAAGTTCTTGAGAAGATCGAAGATCTTCAAGGCAAGTATGAAGCTTTGAAAAGCGAACTCGAGCAATTGAAGAAGCCGAAGGAAGAGCCCAAACAAGAGCCTAAGAAAGAACCCTGCAAATGCATACTGACGAAAGAAGGTTATTGGGCTCGTTTTCACCAACTCCGCAGTGAAGGCCTCGATAAGACTGATGCCTTCCGCATTCTCGGACAAGAAATGATTGCAGCAACTACAACAAAGAAATCGCAGTAATCCGGATTTTTCAGTCTCTTCAGTTCTTGATGAAACGGTACAGCAACCCTCCGACTCTCCAGGGCGAGCCCTTAGAGCGAAATGTGGGAAGTAAACAGAAAGGAGAATGATAGCACGAGTACAAACAAGGAAGCTTTCGATCCAGATGTCTTCGTCAAGTCGATTGACGAGAGGATATCTGAGAGAATCAAGACGCTCGAGCAGAAAGTCAATGAGAAAATCGATAACAAGCAGGACTTTGCGCCGTACATCAACTTCACAGTAAGAGAGATCTTTGCTGCACAACGAAAGAAAGCTCTCGTTGAAAAATTGCAGACTTTCCAGGAAAGTGACGCTGGAAAAATGACTGTGAAAGAGCTTTTGACAAGCACAAGCAACATCGCATTACCCACGATGGTTCAAGCCGCTGCGTTAATCGCGTTGAATAATTGGGCAGATCTCCGCGAGATCTGCAACATAGTCAACGTGCCGAAAGGCGCCGGCAAAACAATCGATACTCAAATGCTGACACAGCCAGCGTTCGACTCTTGGACTGAAGGCTCTGCATTAGCCGCTGCGGATCCAACAGTTGGAAAAGGCACTATCACGCTTGCTCCCTTTGGCAAAGTCACCCAGATAACTGACCTGCTTGCTAACACGAGCGCTTTCGACTTCGTTGATAGCATGGGAACGATCCACGGCGGATGCGTCCGTCAAGGAATCTTCTCAAAAGTTAGTGTAGCACTTTCGGCCGCTGCTGGTAACACGGTTTCAGCAGCTTCAGGCAGCACCCTGACTTTTGCAGATGTGACAAACGCAATCAAACTCAATGCGGCAGATGCATTCCCATCGGATTTCATCGTGACTTCTCCAGCGAACATGTGGACAGCTTTCACGACAAGCCATGCAGTAACTCAATTCTACGGCGCCCTCAACAACCTTTTCGCTGGAGGCGTTGGTCAGAGACCAAAAGCCTTGGGCGTAGAGTGGTATCCTGATCCATATTGGGACACCGTGTTCCTCGCTGCACACAAGAAACTTGCCTATGTAGGAAGCAAAAAACTAAGCGCAAGCTGGGGTCAACTGCAAACAGATCCAATCGTGGAACTCTACCGTGTGCCAACGGAATTGAGCAACTATGTAGTGACACATTTGGATGGCGGCGCGATCGGGGGCTTCGCAAACAGCATCTGCACCTTAACGTACGCAAGCTAATCTGAACTCTTCGATTCATCGACTCTATTCCCTTTTTTTCTTCATTTCATAATGATCGATTACACAAAATTGAGCCCTGCAGAATTGCGAGCTGTCGCGTATGGTCTGCATGTCTTGATGAAGATGACGGACCATTACGTGCTTGCTCTCGATGATAAAGGGCAAACTTACGCAGTGTATTCTCTTCCGGAAAGGAAACCTGACAAGAGAACCTTCTGGATGCGTCTTCTCGGCGTTCCGGATTGCGTCGACATCTGCGGATACAAGCTGTGGCGCCGGCATAATGTTTGTGGTGTGTGTCGGTGGCGGAAGATTCTGAAAGGAAAATTGCCGCCTGTCGTGCCAGTTACCGTTTACATGTTGTCAATGGGGAAGGATAGGCGTTTCGAGAGGCTTCAGAGTTGGCTTGCTAAGAAAATCTTCTCTGCAGGAGAAGTCGTTTCCTTGTGGGGCGAACAGTCCAAATCATCGAAGTGAACAGAATGGTGGAAAGTAAGGGACAAAGCATCAGTCTTAACGGTTTGACATGGTCTAAAACCGTGATGTTGTGTGCTATTCTGCTTTGTGGAGCTGTTGCCGCATATGCTGGAGCCAGCGTTTCAATTAGCATCTCGATTGAGGAGAGATTTCGTTCGATTGAGAATAGACTTGACACACCGGTGAATAGTAGTCTGAGTGGGCTTCAGAAACCGTTTGACTACATCATCAGTCCCGTCGATGCGTATTATTGCTTGCAGAACGGGACGGATGGGAAACTGAATTGGTTCAGCACTAACAAGACGGCCGTTGAAGTGGCTGCCGTTGGGAATCTGACGAGCGGTGGAACAATCCTCTTGAAAGGCTGTACTCTAGCGGCAACGGTCACTTACGGCGCCAACATTCTGATCCTGGAGGACTATCAGGGAACAAGGAACTATTATGGCTCAAACAGTTTCTTTTTCAATGGTTACAACAGAACAGACGTTCTCGCCAATCCATATCAGCTCGTTGCCTACGTTGTCGATTTTGATGGGACAACGGTGAAAGTCAAGAACTGCAGCACCGGACAAGTCGCCTATCAAACAACAAATCAGACGCTCGCCGTTCAATATGCTTTCTCTCATCTCAACAACGGAAGCAAAGGAACCGAAAAAGTCGTTCTCAGAGGCAACTTCACCCTGAACTATTATCCGAACGTGCCGCCTTATGCAGACATTGAAGTTCAAGGATACTTGAATGCCGTGAGCAAAGCAGCGTTCATGATCTGCTTCGACGACACGCTCTACATCCAATATAGTACATATTTCAAGAACCTGACGTCGATCTGGGGGTTCAGAGGGAGTGAGGGGGTTGTTTCTCGCTGGGTAGAGCAGGCTGGACCAACAAACACCAGTTACATTACTCTCGCAAATCTGAAAGAAATGCGTGATGCAGGCTGGAGTTTCTATAGTCACGGATACCTTAGCAAGGACATGAGTGCTGCGACGATAACGCTTGCTGATCAAGATCAAGAATACCGGCAAAGCAAAGACTGGATCGAGCGAAACCTCAACGTTCGTATCGATATGATGGGCTTTCCTTCTGCGAAGCCAGCGAACTTTGAGATGGTGCGGCAATATTACAACTACATTGGATGGAGTAACTACAAATCATGGCCTAATTATACGTGGAATTACATCTCAGACATCTTCAGCTGCTACTTCCCGACAGAAACAAGTTTCAACGGGACCAAAGCTGACGGCGGAGCCATTGCCGCTGCTGCCTGGTACGCAGTCAACAGTACAGGTTCAGGTTCGAACGGGGAACTCGCCTTCTTGACGTTTCATGGAACAATGACGAGTTACTGGTTCAACCAGTGCATGGGAAACATGAGCAGCTGGGGTCTACCGGTCCTGACTTGGCGAGACATCAATTACTACTTGAATCTCCAAGTCAAACAAAGAGTAGCCGGCGCCGATATCAAACTGGAAAACATGGGCAACCAAACATCATGCATCAACGGAACTTGGATAAAGCACAATATCGGCTTCTCACCAAACGTAACATTCGCAAAGATCGCCGGGTCTGCTTACATCAACTCGACGGCCTTTCTCATAGAACCCACGATCTTGACAATGAATACAACGCACTTCCAAATAGACTTCTGCATCAACAACGCCGGCACGATAACGCCTGTCGCAGCAGCTGACGCACGCACGCTCTATTGGTATGCACTCTATCAGAAAAGAATTGATTATCCTCAATTGACTTAAGAGGCAAGAGAAAGAATGGTAACTGTTTATTCAACGAAAACGGGAACAGCAACAATCACTGCAGGTAATACGTCTGTCACTGTGCCGCATGGACTCTCGACAACTCCGACTCTTGCAGACATCAGCATCACTCCGCTTGATGACCTTGGCGGTCGCAGTTTCTGGCCTAGCGATCCGGGAGGAACCAACTTCAAGATCAACTTGAGTTCGATGGATCTTTCGGACCATCTTTTCAGTTGGGGCGTCGTGTATGAAGTTGACGTTGCAGGCGGTGGCGGCAGCGGCTACGCATGTACTCACACTGATGTCAAAGCATACAGCAAAATCGCGTACACGGATCTGGGATATGCGACTGATGCAGATTTCAACACGTTCTTGGACAGTCTAATTGTCCTTGCGCAGTCGATGATCGAGAATTTCTGTCGGGTTCCGATTGGTTTCTTTGCTGCTGCCGGGCTCGCATTCACAAATGAGTTTCATGATTACGGGTACCCTTGGATAAGCCTTCAGTACTATCCCATTCTATCTGTTTCAAAAGTCGAGTATAATGATCAAGGGTACGGAATCACAGCAAACTGGGTGACAGTAACAGAACCTGATTACCTCATGAATCTCTCTGCAGGACAGCTCATGCTTGTCAACAAGGTTCCTGCAATCATGGAGCAAAGCGTCAGGATTACATATACTGCCGGGTACGCGTCAACACCGGACGATATCAAGTACGTCTGCATTCAAGTGTGCACAAATGCTCTTCACGGGATCCTCCAGCGGAAAGTGAGCCCACAGGTCCAAGTAAACGAGATGGTCGTCAAACTTGTTGCGGTTGAGGCTTTCAACGACGAACTCAAGGGCATGCTTAGGCCCTATGTGCGAAGGCTTGTGGTAGCTGGTTGATCTTTGAGCATTCAGGTTCAGGTTTCGCAGCGGGGTTTGGATCTTTCCCTGTTTGCTGATAAAGTTGAAGGAAAGCTTCTGCCTGGGCTCGTGAAAAAAGCAGCTGACTACGCATATGCGTTGATGAGTGCCAAGGCGCCTGTCAGATCTGGACGGCTCCTGGGAAGCATCCGGGAACAGGTCCGGGGGCTCGAGGCGACAGTTGGCCCGACAGTACCTTACGCTATCTACGTTGAATATGGAACACGCCCTCATGAGATCCGGCCTGTTTTCGCCTCAGTCCTACGGTTTAAGATTGAAGGCAAAATCGTTTTCACGCCAATCGTGCATCATCCTGGAACGCGAGCTCAACCGTTTGTGCATGAAACTGCTGAAGTAACCAAGCAGAAGATTCCTGAATTATGGGATGAAATAGCTAGGGAAGAAATCAAGTGATTGAGTTTTTGTGTGGAGTCGCCATAGGCGTCGCGGGGGCAATCATAACGGGCTTTGTGTTATGTCGCGTGATAGATTGGCTGTTTAGTGCTGAATTGGAGTTGCGAACATGACAAACAAGTTTTACGATTCATACAAAGCAATGTTTGATCAGGTTCAGGCTTTTCTCCAGACCCTTACAAGTATCAAAAACGTTGTTCTTGGTGAACAGTTCAAAGTCACTGATTTGCCTATGGCCGTGATCAATCCTGAGCCCACAGACATTAACCAAGCAGTTTTCGGGTCGATGCTTGAATGTAAAATCACTTTTAGCGTAGTCTTAATGATCCGCGAAACGGAGCCTACTAACTGGTTTACGGATATCGTTTCAGTGATGGGTGACATCGTCGACAAGATCCTGAGCGACCGAACCCTTAACAGCACCGTGACAGATGTACTTCCCACGTTCTTCAGTCCAGGCGAGATCCGCACAGGGAACAAACTGTACTTTGGCGGCGTAATCAGGTTTTCAGCTTTGCTCTTATTCACTCCTTGAGGGCTCTGTTTGCATAAAGAGTTGAAAGAGCACCTCCTGAAACAAGTCATCAACATCTGTATGCGCGTGATAGACAAACTTGTTCCCGAGCCCAGGGCTCGTTTTCCGCAGACAAAGATGGTTAAACATGTCTTCCAGCAACTCTTCAACGCGTACTGCCTGGAAGTTTGGGGCGGACGATTCGATGATGTACCCCATCAAAACCTCGAGGGCCTGCAGGACAAGAACTTCCTGCATTTCCTTTCGGCAACTCGGAAGATCTTGTTGTACGTGGGCGAGAATGACCGGTATTACAGGGCTTGGATTGGCTTAGCATTCATCAGTGCGAAAGAAGAATATGGGCGAGCCCTCGAGAGCCTTAAGCAAGAAGAATTTCGTTCGAATCACTTTGAAATGTGGGAATGGACGCCGCTACCCGTTTGCGACTCATACTTCGAGGAGAATAAGTCAGAATTATTCGATATGATGTTGACAGGTCACCTGTCTAACTTGGTGCGATTGAGATTTGCCTCGAGCAAGTCTCCGCAAAGCAAGAAAAAAGTTGGAGGTTGAAAAACAAACATGGTAAATTCGACACCAGTTATAGGACGAAACGGCAGCATCACAATCAAGGGTGCTGAAGCGGGCTACATCAAAGGCGTCACATTCGACATGGACGCAGACGTTATCAAAGACTACAAATTCACAAGCGATATCCCCGCGGTCTTGGAGAGTGGAAACAAGAGTTTCAAGTTCAGTTTCGAGAAAATGTTCATCGATACAACGCATGCAGCTGACGTTCTTGCCGGAACAAAGATGACGATTATTCTGGGACCTGCAAACTGCACTCCCGTAGGACAGCCCAAGTACACGTTGTCTAACGCAATCATTTTTCATCATGGCTGGCGCGACGAACAGAACGGCGTTGTCATAGAAAACGGGTCTGGAGAAGCAGCATCATTAGGACTTAACACGTATTAGGAGTCTTGAAGAATGTCGAAGAGCCCTGCTGAAGTGGGAAAAGAACTCTTTGAAAAAGAAGAGCAAAAAGACCGCGAGCTCGCAAAGAAATTCAGTCCACAGAAGATCCTGGAAGACGCTAAAGCAATCCGTGTAGTGAATGATCCTGTTCTTGGAGAAGTCAAGTATACGGTCCTGACGACGGGCGATCTTCTTGCCATGAATAAGATCACTGATGAATGGGAGAGGGCTCGCTCAACGATTTTTCGTTTGCTTCATAAGGCGTATCCTGAACTGAAAGAAGAGAAAGACGTTGACAACTTTCCAGGGCACGTTACGACCCGGCTGTGTGAGTTGATTGCGGATCCTGAAAATTTTTTCCAGATCCCGCAAGTATCGATGAATGGGTCAAGGTCAGTGAAGAAGGACAAATCATCGGTTTAATCGCGTATTTCTTCGGCTATCGTCTAGACTACATTGCTTCATTGAGTCCGTTCCAGCTTCAGTTTCTCATTTCTTGGATAAAATGGTTTTTGAAGAGGACGCATTAGATTGAGCACTAACATCACGATTCTTCTGAAAGCAGTCGATCAGGCAAGTGACACTGTCAAAAACGTCGCTAATACTACATCGAACAGTCTAGGTCAAATGGAAAAAGCGAACAAGAAAGTAGAATTGAGCAGTAAGCAGGTTGCTCTTGCAGTCAACAATGTTGCGACAAGCGGTTTCGCAATGTACAACGCTATTGACCGCGTCGTGGACATGCAAGTTAGCGTTGACCGAGCAAACCTTCAGGTCAAAACAAGTCTCAACGCTGTAGAAGATGCGCAGACACGGTACAACAAAGTAATCGAGAAATATGGCCCTGTAAGTGCAGAGGCTCAGGCAAGTCAGAAGGATCTGCAGCTCGCTCAGGAACGTTATGGCGTCGCCGTTGAACGTGCCGACATGATTCAGGGAAACATGAATGAAGTCATGATTCAATCAGCACTCACAGTAATTCCAAGCCTTATCACAATGATTACGAGTGTTTCAACGCTAACAGCAGGATGGACCGCTGTCACGAAAGGCGTCAGCGCAGCCATGGCTTTTCTGTCTGCAAACCCGATAATTCTCGTCATTACAGGAATCGCTCTTCTCATCGCCGGAATAATCTACGCATATGAAAACTGCAAGCCTTTCAGAGACTTGATAAACACGATCGGCGCGTACCTGCAAGGCGCTTTTCTTGCTGCCTGGAACGCAGTCAGCGGAGCCGTAAGCTGGTTCAACACGAACGTGATTCAGCCTGTCAGTTCAGCACTCTCATGGTTTTGGAACAACATATTGATGCCCTTAAGCACATTCCTCGTCGGTACTCTTCTAGCACAATGGAATCTACTTGCAAACGGTTGGTCTTGGGCATATAATCACTTGATCAAACCCGTCTTCGACGCTCTCTCCTGGGCATACAACAATATCCTGAAGCCGATCGCTGATTTTCTCGGAGCGATAACCTCGGCTGCGCAAGGAGCAATTAACGCCGTCACAGGCGTCGGCAAAGCAGCTGGGCCTCTTTCGATTCCAGGTATGCCGATTTCTTATCCCGGACGGGCAAAGGGGGGGATCGTTACGAGCCCAGAGGTCGCTTTGATCGGTGAAGCTGGACCTGAGGCGATAATTCCGTTGAGCGGTTCCTATATGCCTGGAGGGCTCGGAACAACAATCAACATTAATTCGCCGCTCGTCTACATTCAAGGATCTGCTGACGAACGCACCGCGGACCTTGCTGTCAAGAAAGTCGAAAAGATCTTGACCAACATTATTCTTGAAGCTTCGTCATCCGGCGGTCCTTCGACACATAAGCGGGTTAGAATTGGAACTAGGAGCTTCTGAGAATGGGGTTGCTGGTCGAACAAGTCAGAGACATCGAATCTGAACAGACATTCATCAATAATACCACTGAATATGATGCGCCAAGCACCAGCTGGGATACACTTCATGATTACGGGAACGTGACGACGACAAAAGCAGGCCTCTTGATCTTCCACATAGACGCTCATAGAGCCGTAAGCGGCTACGACGGATATGTCCGGTTGAAAGTCGGTGCAAACTATGTGTGGGCCCACAAAGAAACCTCGGGCGGAGTGAGCGGCCATCATGAATGCTTCTGTTATGTTGACGCTGGAACCTATGATATTCTGGTTCAGGGAAGACAGGGCGGAGCAAGTTCTGAGATGTCTGTTGACAAATTCGTCTGTGGCTTCATTGCTTTCTCAGACATGAACGGCTCCTTTCTCGCTTCCTATTCTTCGCAAATCAGCATAACGCCGGCGAATCGTGAATCATGCATAGGGGCTCTGAAGCAAGCTGTCTTTCGAGTTCAGGCTTACGGGGTCACACCTGCGGGTCAGACTAACTTTGAAAATGTTGGAGACTCTCTCACGAACGGTGTAAGCCTCGCCGTCGACGGCCTGCAAATCGATTTTGACGTGAGAAATCAAGATGGTGGAAGTGGAGAAGGAGCGCATGCAGAATATTTCACTGCATTATCAGTTGGATCTCCTCACACGTTTACAATCACCAAAGACAATGCGAACACGACAGTTTACATCAGTATCATCGCGTGTCCTTGGCTCATGTACGACACTCTTCATCAACCAGTGACCTTGGACATTCCGCAGGGCAGCACTCTCTATTTGATGCTTGAGCCTCTTGACGGTTTAGCGGATCCCACAAAATACGCGTACGTTGGCAAAGTCAGGGCCTTCAGTTTCGGAGATGCAACAGACTACTACTATTCTCTTTCAGGCACCGGCATTCAGATTCCAACGTATACTTTCGAGATCGTTGACGGTCAGACGTCTCTTCTCTACGTGAAAGGTTCCCTGCATACTGGTTCTTGCATCAGCCACATTGCCGTAGATCTGAGATGAGAGCCTATGATCAAAATAACTCAGGTAACCGTGGAAAACGGGGAAATCAACCTCACAATAAGTTATGACATGCCTGACAAGACAACGAAGACTTTCAAACTGAACTATCTTGATCTTGTTGAGCGACTGAAGAATGTTCGGCAGCTCCTGGGTAGACCTTTGACGGTGAAAGATGCGAAGGAAGTGTTGATTGCCATAGTTAACCAGGTTCGTGCTGGTAAACAGGATCTTCCTGAGTCTTTTCTTGCAACATTGCAGAGTTCGGTTGGAGTTGACCTGGAAGCATGACCGTAACGTTAGACGGGAAAACTCTCGAAGGCTTGTCTCTTGCAGAAAGCTTTGAAGTGATCAACACTCAGTGGGACAGGTGGGAGAGTGGGGAGGCAAAACGCAAAGTCAAGGCTCGTGGTGTTGTCCGGGTCTGGACGTTGCGGGTTGTTGAAAACGGCACTGCCTGGGCTAGTAGTCAGGCTAAAAGTTTTGAGGATTCAGGCAAGGCTGGAACGCAGTTGGCGTTTGCTGTGACTGATGAGGTTCGAGTCATCAGCACGAACGTGTATGTTCTGGCCGTCAATATCGATGCAATGAACCTTGCGGGGAAGAACGTGCGATATTTCACGTTGACTTTGCAGGAGGCATAAGGTTTGGTGGAAGTTGACGTTCTGAAGAATTGGGGATCTGAAACAGAGTTGCGCAAGAAATGGGTAAAGAAATGGGAGCAACTTGGCGCCCGTATTCTGAAATTTCCAAAGTGGATGCAGACGATTATCCTTGAAGATGTCAACTGTGCTATTCAGAATCGAATAGCAACAATGGAAATGATCCTGATTTCTATGAAGAAAACTGGCAGAATGAACCATAGGGCGCGTGCGCATAGGAAATGATTCGTACATTAGTGATGCCGAAAGTTTATGCAAGACTTCAAGAGGCGACAGTGCAGATTCCCTTCAAGATCGTCTGTGAAGAGGTCGATAAAGGGCCGAATCCCTTGATACCTGACATAAAACTTTTCTTAAATGGGAGATGGTGGCTGTGGCAAAAGATACGGGTGCCGTGGAGGGCTCGCGGCAAGGTCAAGTTCTTTTGTGAAGCGCACGGATACCTGGATCAGGGCAAGTTTATGAATGTTGAGTTGACTGCGCAGCTCGTGTGGTCACGGCATTTCAAACGAGTCCTTGAATTAAGCGGGACTCTACCGAATATCGGAAGATTCTGTTTTACAGGCTGGGGCATCTGCACGATGGAGGTCTACGATGCCCAGAATAATACCCTCCTGCAACTGCAGAGTAGGGTTGAAACTGAAATCGTGTCCTAGAGGCAGGTGAGAAACTGAGAAAAATACCGGAAGAAATGAAGAACCTCAATATTGGCGATTTGGTTCAGGTTGAATGGACTGATGCAAGCGTCGGAAAAAGTTTGAGTGCAGGCGTGAACGTTGATGTTCCCGTTGTGAGTTGGGGACTGTACCTGGGGCTGCTTGGTCAGAAAAGCAAACATATCGTGCTCGTGCAGAACAATTTCCATTATGCCGATGGACTCTGTGACCTGGACTATACCGCTATACCGCTTGTCTGGAGCACGAAAGTCGTTGTCATTGCGAAGAATCACATTCAACCCAATGAAGCTCAGGTCTTGATGAATAGTTTTCTGATGGGTGGAAGAAGGTCTCTTCAGAACAGGACTAGACAAGAACGCGTGAGTAACCATTATGACCGATTGGGTTAAGAAGGCCTTGACACGGAATTTGAGGCCGAAAGGTCCCAGACAGGGAACTCCATTTGTTGTTGAGCCTAACCCGAAGCTTGTCTTACTCGTCAAATTCTCTTTTGTTGTATTAGGCTGTCTCGTGGCGCTTGAAATAGCGCATCTTGTTGTTCTGCGTGTCTGGAACAGTGAGATCTTTGCTGCGATCACTGGTTTGATCGGTACAGTTACGGGTGTTTTGATCGGGCGTCACGTATAAGGCTGAAAGCGGAATCGAGTCCTTTTCGCATCTCCTTTCTCCTAATGGGGCTTCGGTTCCGCCAGCGCTTTTCTCGATAATGGAGGTGATTTAGTGGCGGAGAAGAAAATCAACAGCACATTTGCCCTACTGATCATTGCTGTGACTGCCGTTTTCTTGGCGGTTGAGGGCTTGATCTGGGGCGGTGTGATCCAGGTTTCTGCGTTGGGAAACTTGGGGAATGGCTTGGACAAGCTTCTTGAGAACCCGGCGTTTGTCGGGTTATTGGCAACGTTGATCGATGGTACTCTTAGCGGTTTCATGCAGAACGTCCTGAAAAAGAATGATACTTACAGCTTGCAAAAATTCGGGGAGACTTTCTATTACTATGAACCTCTGATGATTCTGGTGGCGCAATTCATCCCCGTATCATATGGCGTTGTCCTCTTGTTTGTGGTCCAGGTGTTCCGGCGTGCAATCGTCAAGGTCGTGTCGGGAAAAACAAGTTAGTCTCTCTTCCCTTTTTTTCTATTTTTCTCTTTTTGTCAATTTCAATCTGTCTTAGAAGTGACTATGAATGAGGATAGGTAAGGTGCGGTTGGATCGGGTTAGGCGGAAGCAGGCTGAAAGAAAAGTGAGTGGAACCAGTAGGACCTGTAGACGTGAGTCTTGGCATGTTCACCAGATCCGGAGAACCTACGATAGATGTCAAGGCAAATTTAGTTTCAACATAAGCTATTCGACAGCTGTGAAGTTGACTCCGAGAACAAGGGTTGTTGCTGAGGCCTTCGGGCTTGGCGTCGATGAGGAGCATAAGTTCACGGTCTTGAACTGCGAGCTCAAGGTGCACGCGGGAGATATTGTTTATGTTACCGGAGATTCTGGCAGTGGCAAGAGCGTATTGTTGAGAGCTGTCAAGCAGGATCTGGGGGCTGAGGCTCTTGATATTGCAGACGTCGACGTCGACTTGGATAAGCCATTGATTGAGACAGTTGGCAAGACCATTGAAGAGGGCCTGGATCTCCTGAGCAAAGTAGGCTTGTCGGATGCGTTTCTCTTTCTCAGAACCTTCAATGAACTAAGTGACGGACAGAAATACCGGTACAAGATTGCGAAGCTTCTGGAGAGTGAGGCTCAATTCTGGATTCTAGACGAGTTTGCTGCAACCCTCGATCGAGACACTGCGAGAATCGTGGCTTTCAATTTGCAGAAATGCGCCAGGCAAAAAGGCAGGACTGTTTTGGCAGCCACTACTCATCGAGATCTTTTTCAGGACCTACAGCCGAACGTTCATGTTCACAAACGGTTCGGAGAAGAAATCGAGGTCAAGTATCACAGGATTATTCGAGTTGCTGAGTGCACTCTGTTGAAGCAAATGCATGTTGAAGAAGGCTCGATGAATGATTGGCGGGCCCTCGCGCATTTTCATTATCGTAGTCACCGGGTGCCGGCGCCGAGAAAGATCTTTGTTTTGAAGCGGCGTTGGAATGAAATATGCGGCGTGATTGTCTACAGTTATCCTCCGTCAACATGTTTTGGGCGTAGGCTGATGCTGCCGAAGACTAGAATGAAGGAAGTGAACGCAAAACTCACTAATATTAGCCGTGTTGTTGTGCACCCAAAATACCGTACCATAGGACTCGGAGCAAAATTGATCAGAGAAACTTTGCAGTCAGCCGGGACGGAATGCGTAGAAATGTCGGCGGTCATGGCTAAGTATAATCCTTTCGCTGAGAAGGCTGACATGCAAAGAGTCGCTGTGCAGGAGCGCTCAAAGGAAGCGTTAAGGATCCTTGCGGTTCTCAAGGATCTAGACTTCAATATTGAAATGTTAAGCAGCCTGAAGTACGTGCAAGGTAAGGTTGAATCTCTTTCATCGTTGGAGGTTCAAAGAATAAGAGATGTTTTCCTGAAGTCCAGGCATCCGCGGTTCTTGAAAAACTTCTCTTACGATCTTCCGTATGGTCGGACTGAAGATTATAGAAAGAAGATCGAGGAAGCTAGTCTAGAAAGACTTGCTCAACTCATTAGAGTCTGCGGTTTTCTCCTGCAGTCGAAAGTTTACTTGTTTTGGCGTCGAGGACAAATTCGTACACAGTGACGACGAGTTCAGGGTTCCAAGACCCCTGGCCATAGATCTCTTCCCAAGCTTTTTTGTATTCTTCTATGGTCTCGTAGCCTTCTTTTCGAACATCTGTTAACGTGATGTCTCCAAGTCGTTGTCGAAACTTGCGGGTGATCAAGATTCTGGCTGTTGGCCTGTCGAACCATCTGTCCCGGATTCCGTAGGTCTTGCCTACTGTCCACTCATATTTATGAGTGCGACGCGTCTGCGTTTTTGTGCCCTGAAGGACCTTGTCAAGGTGTTTGCGTTTGAAGATAGCCATCTAAAGTCCCTACTTTCGCGTTTTTCTTTCGCCATTCCAGGGCGCACGTGGGGCACATGTCTGCGAACTTCTTATAATCAGGGCCGTTCTCTCGCACCTGGATCCTTACTAGTTCGTGGTCTGGTTCGCATTCGCTGCAGTAGAGTCTTCCGCAAACTGGGCAATAGTAGCCTCCAAATTGTTCATCAATGTTCTTGCCGCAGCCGTCACAGATCTGTTTACCCTCTTTAGTTAGCGGCATGTTCAGTTTCCTCCGATCGGTGCCCCTTCTTGTCCTGGTTGATTTCTATTAGAACGAGAGTCTTTGCTGTCTCATAGTACCCGCTTTCTCTGAGTTCTCTTCGCTCGGCCGTGATACCTTTGAAATCGTCTCCCATTGTTCGCGCCTCATCTGTTTGGAAGAGTTCCTGGGCTTTCGCCCAGATCTGTCTTCTTACTTTGGGCCAGAATTTTCCTCTGCAAGTTTGTTTCTGCATATGGGTCCGTGTCCTGATGCGAGGCTTATTTTGTTGGTCATGGGTAATCCGCATCGCCTGCACCGTGCAGCGTACGGCTTCGCTTCTTCGATAGCGATTAGTTTCCAGCTCTTTGCACGATATCTCGGGTGGATGTTAGCTAGCTTTGCCAGGTGGTACCGGGCGAGGATCTTAATGATTTCTGTGTGCGCCGGGGTCCAATCCCGGCTGCCGAGAATGTATTTTGCCAGGTCGATTAACGTCTGCTTCCGGACGTAACCCTGCCCCTTTTCCTGAGCCTGCACAAGTTCCAGGAGGAACTTTGCGGGAGAAACTAACTGTCCTAGGGAAGGCGATTTCTCGTCGCCGCGCAAGACCAAAATTCTATTATTTGGTCGGGTTTCTGGATTTATGGCTTGCATTTTGCCTAGACCTCCAAAAGGAAGAGTAGGCACTGTCCTACTTAAACGATAGGCAGGAAAAAGCCATGAGCCACCGGCTTTTTCAGGAGGTCTAGGCCTGAAAAATGATTCCGGTAGCCCACAGCAATACTCTTCTCAACGTCTAGAGGAATAAATCTTGTGCGTATGGACGATGCATAATCTTCTTAAGAACCGGTGTTTCTAGATTTCATGAAAGATTGTTGCGGGTAATTCCTTCTCAATGTGCGCAACACAAGGTTTTGCTCGCAGCAGTCTTTCAAAAAACTTCTAGGTAGCCTTTCTCTTTGAATCAACTTATTTTGATGCGGCCTTCTCTGATCTTGTGCAGTAGGTCCATCATAGTCTCGAAGTCTTCATCATTCATTTTCGTGGTATCTACCTGGACCTTGAGACGGTCAATTTCTTTTTGAAGACTCTCTATCTGGAGAAGTTTTGCCTCAAGATCTTGAGGCGGCACTATAACGCCCATGATGTCCAAATGTTCCATTGCTTTTGCTTCTCTGAATGTTTGTTGCCATTTTGGTATCATTTGCATTATGTAGCCTTGTTCATAACTGCAGGTGTGTCCAAGGTAGACGTCTCGGACCTGTTTGTCTATTCCTCGGGCTGCTAAGATAGTGTTGACCCAGGCGCGAAGTCTGTGAGGCATGATCTTCTTGCTTGTTCGTGCTGAGGCTTGTTGGAAGAAAGAAATGATTGTTGATGTTCCTATGGGTGCTACGTGTCGAGGTCCCATGTGTCCTTTTTGATGTGTGAAAATGTATTCAGATGGCTTCAACTTGCGGTCTAAGAATCTTTCTTTGAGGTCCTTGTAATTGTTGAGACTTCTCGCGGCTGTTTCGGTCAGGAAACATGCTTGTGTCAATCCATCTGGGTATTCGTCGCTTTCGTGTCCTTTCTGTGTTCTGATTGTGAATGGAGTGTACGCCTCGATCATTGGGAAGGTTTTGATGTTTTCCCATCTTGGATAAAATTCTTGTCCACAGTTCTCGCATCGTTGAAATTGGCCGTCTCGTATGGGTACTGATAGCATGAAGTCGAAGAGGATTTTTCCGTACCAGTTGAATCCTTCCCTGAAGGCCCGGAGATCCTCGTCTGTGAGATCCCCCTTCGGGCGAGGCTTGTAACTGCATTTGACTTCAATGAGGGGGATCCGGTTACTTTTGAAAAAACTGCGGACTGCATCCATTGTTCTCTTGATCATGGCGTTTGAGAGTCCTTGCTGTCTTGCTTTGCTCATCCAGACTTCTGCGAGTCTTTCAGCCGGAAAGAACCTTTGACGTTGATCATCATGTCCTTTCAAGTCGAGAAGCCTGCCTGGATCCTCTAGGTTGACGCATTTCAAGAAATGGCAGAGAGAAGTCACGTAGCCTGGTCTTGTGGAATAACCGACCTTATCTAGCCAGACTGAAACGTCAGGATTATTCCTGACTACTTCCTTGTAGTCTTCGGTCACGAGTGATTCAACGTTTAGGATTCTGATATCGTTCAGGAGGTGAGCGTACTGTTCGGTGAAGAGGTCTAGCAACGTTCAATGCTCCTGAAACTCTATGATTACAAGCGGGAAGTTTACGAAAATTCCGTGAGCTCCTTTCTGATATCCCTAAGAGCTGAATGCCTCGGGTGGAAAGACAGCACAAACATCATGTTCTTCAGTTTTGTGCATATCTCTTCTACGTTTGACTGCTTTTCGCTGACGCAAAAGATCGGAACAGGCTCGTCGTCACCGTTCGCGTAATACACGTAGATAGGTGCAAACTT